CCCATGCAGTATTGATGGTCTTGACCCATATCAAAGTTTTCTTCTCCGCAGTTACCAATTGGTTTTGAAACGTTACCTACGTTTGTTTCTGTTGCAACTGACCAACGACGTAAATAATAGCCTCCACTATAACTTCCTTCATTACCTGCATAAAGGTAATTTAATTTAGAGGAAATACCTTTTTGTTGACCCCAATATCCACAAACGCTTGATTGTGATTGTGTTTCTGTTGCAAAAACAAATTTCATACCAATATTATTGTCTGCCCATGTATAACCAACATATTCATGATAAAAAGATGAACCACCCGAACCACCAGTAGTGTTTGAATAAGCATTTGACAAAGATGTTTGCCAAGTTGCATTTATCATATTAAATTTTACGATAGTTGTTGAAACATTTGCATTACCGTAAGCAAATTGTTGTTCTTTTTGCATAAATACACCTGAATTACCCAGTGAAACTGGAGCTGAAGCAGCAGTTGAGCCAACTTCTGTTCTCATATTAAACTGCATTACTGCTGGATCTGAACCACCTACACCATTATTAGCTTTTGTAATCCAAGCTACGTTGTCATTGGCAAATCCTCCTGGATAACCCGTAGCTGCTGTAAGCACATCTCCTAAAGAAACTGGAGTATCATTTGAGTGTAAATATCTATTTACATTTTTCCAAGGTGAGCTATTTTGGTATCCAGAGTGAACATACCCTGTTGTGATAACAGTTCTTAATAAAAAACTTACTCTTGGATTATTGTGAATAGTACTTTGTGGAAATGGCATTATGAACTCACAATGTAGCTTAATTTAACCCCTTGAACGTTAAGAGAAGGATATTTTACGTCAAATGGATCAGCAATATTATCTGGCAAATCTCTTAAAGCTTGGCGATATTCAATAATTTTTTGTTGATCTTCTGCAGAAAATTTAGAAAAATAATCTGAAAGTACAAGATAGTCTGTTTCCTTAATCATATTATTTCTATTATATCTAATAGCATTAATTTGAGTATTAACTGATTCTAATTTTTCATCATCAGTCATGTCAACTGCAACAACATGTGATGTTGGAACATTATTTTCAACAACTGTTACATACTCTAATTTTTGATTTTTTGGATCATATCCAGGTAATGTTGGGTTAGATACAACTGGTTTCCAATCATCAAAACCAATTACATGTTCTTCATTAATATCTGCTGGAAATAGCGTTGATGGATAAAGAGATCTGAATTCATATTCAGAAATAACTTGACCCAAAGAACCATCTGAGTTAATTTTTGCAAAGTTCATCGTGTATCCTTCATTACTATATTGCCTCTCCAAGTTGTACCATTATCATAACTTACAAATGTTAATGTGTCAACTCCTGTGCTTGTTAGTGTTGGTGGGGTTGCTGATGGATATTTTGAACCCGCAAATGTTAATGTATACTGTCCTCCATTTGTAATGGATATTGAAAATGATACTGTACCTGAAGATGGAACGTTAATTGGGGTTAATGTAATTGAAGCTCCTGCTGTAAAAGTAAAATCATTATATTGAGAAAGATCTAGGTTTGTATTAGTTGTTAAAGTTCCAAGATCTTGTCTCTTTGTATTATAACCAGCAAGTGTAAATGTGTTTGCTGTTAAACCTGTAACAGTTGCACCTGTAAAACTGGCATTAATTACATCTGATAAATTTGTCATTAGAATACTCTCCATCCATATGTGGAGTTAGAGTAAATAAATCTTTTACCCGCTCCATTTACGTTAAAGTTAAATGTTGTTATTGAACCTTGAATAATACCACCTGCACCTGCAGTAACAGTAAATGGAGTTGATGCTGATGTTCCTGCAGCATCTACAATAATAACTTCTGCTCCAATTGATGGGGCAGAAGGTAGAGTAATTGTAAGTCCTGAAGCTGGAACCACAAAATATCTATCTCCATTTACAGCAAGTTTATTTGCAGTAATAATTTGCCATGGATTATAGGAAGCTAAAGCTGAAACTGCAGCAGATGCTGAGTTTGCTGTTGCTGCAATATTAGAAGAAACTGATTCAAGAGAAGCAATGCGACCATTGTGGTTTGTATAAAGAATATTTAAAGCATTGTATTGGCTTGATAGTGATGATACAGCAGAACCATTTGATGTTCCATTTACAACGTTAATTGTTGAAGCTCCTGCAGCTGCTACTTGAGCAATTCCCGCATTTGTTGCACCAACAACGTCATTAACACCCAAAGATGTTCCTAAAATTTGCAAAGCTTCAGAAAGATAAAGAATATCTATAGCAGCAATAGTGCTACCTTGTAAAGCATCAATTCTGTTTTGAATAGTTCTAGTTTCACTACCCAGCGATGTATAGTCTGTCACTTTATCTCCTTATTATGCTTGTGCTTCAGTCCAAGACAAACGAGCCAAAATATTAGCCGATGTCAAACCAATGTTTGTTGCTGTAATTGTAAGAATATCTGGTCCATTAGGAAATGCTGGCCACGCTTGGTTTCCATTACCTGAAAGAATTGATGTTCCTAAATCTCTAACTTGTGAAAGATCAAATACGGTAGAGTTATAAGCTGTACCACCGCCGTTATCTGAGTAGAAAGCAAACGCCTGATCTCCGCCAGAAACTGTAGTTATTGGGCTGGTAACTGGAACGCCAGTTACACCCGTATTATCATGGTAAATAACTTGTGCAAGTGAACCTGCACCTACACGAAGTAATTCCCAATCGTTAGGAATTGTTACGCCTGTTGGAAATGATGCTGGGTTATGAAGTCCCTGAATTAAGAATTGTCCTTGAGCAAGCACACCAACAGATGATAGCTTTAATTGCATGGTATTAATAAGTTCACGAATACCATAGTTTCTTCCAATACCATTATCTACTGAAGGAGCAATACGAATTGAAATAAGTGGGTATGCTCTTTGTACGTTACCAAAACTTTGTGTTACAACACCTGCAGGTGTAACAATAGAAGAAGGTAATGTAGATGTATTTGAAATTGTATAAGTAATATTTTGACCTGAAGAAGAAATAACGTTAAATGTTCCGTTATAAGTTGTATTTTCAGTTACAATTGCAGATGTTGAGCTAACTGAAGTAGATACCACGTTAACTGCTGCTTTATTATAAGTAAATGTTGTAGATGATGGAGCAGATGTAATTGTATATGTTCCATTAAATGTTGTATCAACACCTGAAACTGTTACTGTTTGTCCCGCAACAAGGTTGTGAGCACCAGAGGTAGTAAGTGTTGCAACTGTTGATGTTAAAGATTTATTTACAATTTGAGCAACTGTATTAACACCAGAAACTGTTATATTGTATCCAGCTTGGATGTTGTTTGTTCCTGATAATGTTAAAGTTGCAGTTCCTCCTGTTGCAGACTTAGATGCTACAGAACCTGTTACAGAACCAGAACCTGGAACCTGCATAAAGCGTTGCATACCTGCTGTAAACAAAAAGTTTTTATCGTCATCAAAACGTCCATCCATAATAACAGATGAACCCCAGTGGCTAATTACTGGTGCACAAGTATTTGTAATTGTTTGTACTGATACTTGAGCGTTACCTGTTCCATTTTGAATAGATGAATCTGGAATAAATGCAACGTTAGCTGATGTAGCAGACAATGTTGTTGCAACACCAGAAATGTAAGTTGTCATAGGTTGTCTGCGGTTAATATTAACTGCGTACCCACCTGCTGATGATACATAAGATGTATTTGTAATTGTATAAGAACAAATTTCAGTATTTTGATCATCTTTAATAATCAAATATCCTGATGTTGGCCAATATTGAATGTTATCTACATACATAACAATTTCTGTAGGGTTAAGTGTAGAGCCTACAACTGCAGATCCGCCTGAAACTAAACGGGCATTAAAGAATGGTGAGTTAATAGCCTCATAACGTGCAGGTAAGTTACCTGAACGCATATAAGCTTCTGTATTAATGTTATTGTTAGCCATTTTGTGGCAATAAAGAATATTTCCTTCTGTAGTACGGAAACCAAAACGAATAAATCCTGCACCATACCATGTATAGTCAATATAAACCATCTGCATCTTTGATGGGTCAAGTGTATATTGTGATGGACCTGTTCCATCCATTCTATCTACGTTCCACTGAGTTTGTGGGACACGAATTTCTTGAGTTAAAATATAACGACAGTTAGCATTTGTTGAACCTTTATATGATGGAGAAATTTTCATTGTTGTATCGTTATTAATTTCAATAACAGTATAGTTGGCACCTTTAATAACAATTTGGTTTCCAACCACAAGCTGCTTACGGAATCTTGTTCCTGTTCCTGTTACAACGTTAGAATACTGTGTAACAGCAACTTGTCCGTAAAGTTCTTTCTTTGAAAAACGACGAACTACATATAAGTATTGTCCATCGTATTCAAAAAAGAATCCATTTTGATCATTATATAGTCCGCAACGAGTTGCTGCACCTGTCCAAGAAAGAGCGGTAATCTTTGTATCAATACCGCCTGGCTGAGCATCTGTTGCAAGCATATTTTGTGTTAAATTCATTACATAAGTAAAAGAATTTGGCCCTGTTACTGTTGCTACAGTAAATGAACCATTCCATGGGTTGTAAGAACCTGCGGTAGTTAAACCTTCAACCAAAATTGTGGCACCTGGTTGTAATCCGTGTGCTTGAATTGTAGTTGTTGTAACTGTTACGTTACCAGCTAGGTAGTTGGCTGCTTGAATTGAGTCAATATCATATGTTGGTGTAAATTTAGCACCAGTTGAAAATTGAATTGCTTTACCTGCTTGATAACGGAAATTACGTCGAGTTTGACGAATAACACGGGTTCCACATACGTTATCTTGTGTTGAAAGAATTACACCACCATCAAATGGACGGTGTTGAACGAATCCGTTTGGCTTAGCATATAAACCAGTATTTGTTGTAGTAACAGGATTTGTAATTGTTTGATTTGCATAAAATTTAAACGTTGTTGGATTTGGAACGTTAATAATTCTATATTGACCTTGAATAGTACATGCTGCATTTTGATTACCAATAAGAATTGGTTGTCCTGGAAGCAATCCATGTGCTGTTGGAGTAATTACAGTAATTGTAGAATTTGCTGCACCGTCTGAAAATGCTGTCCATGCATTAAGGCCAGCGGTTGTAGTGCCTCCTGGGATGTGAGCAGAATCATAAATTCCACCACCCGAAACGTTTGTTAAAGTTCCATCTTTAATTGAACCTGAAACAACTCCAGAGGCTTTGTACGTAAAGGTATATCCATCTGCAGAAACAGATGCTACTGGGTAAGTTCCTTCAGCAAGAGTATTTGTAGCTTCTTGTATAGAGATAATATCTCCTACGTTTAAGTTTGATTGTGGGAAAGAAACAACGCAAGTAATTAATGAATATGGTGCTGAGCCATCTCCAGTAATAGAAACTAAATCAAAAGAGTTACCACCTGTTGATTTAGCAAAAAATGATGGGTAATTAGCAGCAAGAACTAATGCTTCCCATTTAGAACCTTGAATACCATATTCAAAGTCAGTATCAATAAGAGACTGAGGTGCTGCTACACGCAACTTATTAACTGGATCAAGAAGTGTTTCTGTAAATGTCATTACTTCTGCTTCTTCATCAACAATAATGGCAAGTGAATCAGTTGACGACATAGCAGAACAATTGTATTTAAGATTAATGGTTGTTGTTGGAGTGTTTGTTGAACCACCAGTAATAGTAAAAGAGTTTGCATTTAATGTATTATCTGCAAAATTATAGATTACTGTGCCACGTGTAGTGTTAGTAATCAACATTAATCTATCTTGTCTAACAATACGAGGAATTACAATCGTATTTGTTGCTGGATTAAAGGTGTAGTATACCTTTTCAATCATTCTTCTTGCCATTTTATATCTCCTTTAAAATAAGTAGCTGCTTGCTGCAAACTTACTTGTTAATTGTGATTGTGTTAAGGTACTTGTGTATTTTGGATACCAAATTCCTAAATTTAATTGTGCATCATTTGCATACAACTGCATTGCTGCATATGTTGAGTTTGCTAATGCACTTCCTGAAGGTCCCGTTGGGCCAGTCGCACCAGTTGCACCTTGTGAACCTGTTGGTCCTTTAAGATTTCCCTGCAATGTCCATGTAGGTGTAGGTGTTGCACTATATTGAAAATAATTTCCTGTTGTTGTATTTAAATATGTATCTAATGCTGCTGGCGATGCTGGATTTGTTCCAACTACTGGGTCAGCGATTCCTGTATAAGCATATGAGCCACGTTGTCCCGCAACACCCTGTGGTCCTTGTGAACCAGCTGCACCCGCTGGAATTGAAAAATTAAGAACTGCAGCTGAAGCAGTTCCAGAGTTTGTGACTGATGCATTTTGTCCTGATGCAAGAGTTGTTGTTGTTCCAATTGCAATTGTTGCAGAGGAACCCGCTGGTCCTGTTGGACCTGTTGGGCCTTGTGCACCTGGTTGTGAGCCAGCAACGACTACCCAAGCACTACCGTTCCAATATTTTAAAGACATTTATTACATCACACTCCTTTTAGAATTATATCACCTTAAGCTTAAAAACCTAATATTATACTAAACCTGCTGACATCCATTCTAATGCTGAATTATCTAAGTTTTTTAAACTTAGGTTATATGCAAAATTTGCTGTTTGATTAACTGAATCTAACAAGTAGTTAGCGTCAGAAATTGTTGAAAGTCCCACCCAGTTTCCATTATATGCATAATAAACTTTTCCAAACTGTGCTTCTTGAACAATTCTGCCAGGGACTGTTGAAGGGTCTGGAAAATTAGAAAATGTTGTATAAATCTGAGCATATTGAGCTACATTAGTTGTATCTGTTGGATCTGCCCAAAACTCATAAATAGTAGGATCTGGAGCAGTTGTAGCAATAGTAACAGCATTATTGCTTGTAATATCATTACTTGCCCAAAACTCTCCAACATATGGATTTGTTGGTGCAACCGATGAAGTATAAAATAATGCTCCACCATAATCTGATGGGTCTGCCCACAATTGATATTGTGTTGGGTCTGGAGCAGATCCTGCTCCTTGATACAAAAGGTTTGGTGGGATTGTAGATTGATCATCTGTAACAATCCACATATCTCCAACAAGAGGTTGAGCTGGAGCATTTGTTTTTGACCCTATAACAAAATATTGATTATTAACAATTGAATTACCTTGATAATTAACAAATATTTGTCCAGTTCCACCGCCACCGCCTGAACCTGAACCTAAATCTTGCCAATATGTTGTATACCCACGAAATTTATTTGTAGTTGTATTAAAATAAACTTGACCAGGAAGTCCCACAGATGGATCGGTAGTTAAACGAGCTACTTGCAAAGCTGTTAAATATGATTTAGCCAAGTGGGACTCCTAAATTATCCAGTAATTACTACGTTGTAAAGAATTCCTGTTGATGGAGCAGATGCAAATCCAATTGTTACCGTATTTGTATCTTTGTGAGTAATATCTACTTCAACTTCAGCCCATTGAGTATCTGGTGATGCTGAAGCTTGATAAACAGCAACTGTAACATCTCTTGTTGATAAGTTATGAACAATATCAAAGCTAGATGCTGAGTTATTACCCGTAATTGTAGCAGATAGTTTTTGGATTCCATATGTTCTTGCTCCACCGCTAACACCTGTTGCAGTTTGTGAAACCGTATCAGATGAAAGAATAATGTTATTGCTTGAAATTGCAAGACCAGTTCCAACATTTACCTTTAATCCGCTATTTGTTGTTGACAAACCACCTGCGGGATTAAGATTTAATTGAAGTGTTCCGTTGTAAAGGGAAAGACCTGAATTACTTGTAGGTCCCGTGCTTGTTGTGTCAGAAGAAGAACCTAATGATACTGAAACTTGTGAACCAACAACCAAAATACCATTTCCAGCTGTAATTGTTCCAGAACCAGAGAACTGTGTCCAGTTAATTGGATCAGTTCCAATAACAATAGATTGTTTGTTTCCTGTTCCTTGGGTGTTCATTACCCAACCAGTGTTATTTTGTGTTGGTACTGTTACATACTCGCTTGTGTTTACAGCAACGAATACTAAGTCTCCAGGTGCTACTTGTCCAGCAATATGGTTATCTGAATCTACTGCACGAGTAAGTACCCACTTGCTTGAAGAACTACCAGTATTTGTTACAACATAAATACCGTTCCATGTTGCATTTGTTTCATTCTTAATAAGAACACGATCATATTGATCTGGTGTGTAATTATCAATTGTAAATACACCGTTAATTCCAGATGTAAGTGTTGCACCTACACCGTAACCTCCGCCATTATCAGCTGTTCCAGCAGTATAAACTACTGTTCCATAAGTTGATCCTAATGGTGCTGTGGTTGCTGCCTCTACTGCATCGTGTGAGTTAAATCCTGTTCCTAAGTTATCAACATATTGCTTTGTAGCAACTTGTAGAGCTTGACTTGGATCTGCAGAAACATATACTTGAGCAAATGTTGGTGTAGCTGTTGATCTAATATCTTGAGCTGTATCAAGAGTAATTGAACCGCTGCCATTTGTAATTGTTACGCCATTTGTTGCACCTTGTGAAAGTGTAGCAACTGCATAAGTTCCATCTGCTTTACCGATTAAAATCTTTCCTGATGTAGGAGTTGTTGAGGTACCTGTGCCACCTTGTCCAACTGAAAGAGCTGTTGTTAAACCTGAAAGGCTTGTAATACTTGAGTTAGCTCCAGATTCTGCTGCACCCAAGTTAGTACGTGCACCAGCTGCTGTTGTTGCTCCAGTACCGCCATTTGTAACACTAAGAGCATTTGTTAAGCTAAGTGTTGGAATTGTTACTGTTCCAGTAAATGTTGGAGATGCAAGTCTTGCAACAGATGCAGGAATATCAGCATCTACAAGAGACCTAAATGTTGGTGTTGCATCTGAACCAGTTGCTGGGCCAGCAAAAACTGTATTCTTTGCTTGAGTATTAAGTGTTGCTGTAAGTGTTCCAGTTGTTGTTACTGGTGAATTACTTACTGTAAAGATTGATGGGAGTGACAAAGCAACGCTTGTAACACCTGTATTAGCAATAGTTAATGTATCGCCAAGATTTGTTGTTACAGTTGATGTACCACCATTTACAGAAATTCCAGTTCCTGGGGTTACTGTAATTGAAGGGTGTACAAGTGCTGAGTTAGGAATATTTGTAAATGTATTTGTTGATCCTGACAAAGATTTATTTGTAAATGTTTGTGTTGAATCAAGATCAGCAATTGTATGTGTTCCTGAGTTGTAATAAGCCTTAAATCCTGCTGTTGAATCTAACCAAATATCACCAGCTACTGGTGCAGTTGGTGCAGATGTTGCAACTGGAATATTAATTGATGCTCCACCTGTAGTTGAAGCAGTAAATGTTGACTTACCGCCTGTTACAGTAAGAGTTCCGCCCAATGTTGTTGCTGAACCGTTTGGTACAGCCAATGATCCTGGTAATGTAAGAGCAGAGGCAAGAGAAATAGTAACTGTATTTGTGGCATTAGATACAACTACTTGATTGCTTGTTCCTGCTACTGTTACGGCTCCAGTAAAGTTGTTTACAGAGCTTACTGTATTGTAGGTAGAGCTAATTTGCTCCCAAGCATAAGTTGCTGGGGTTGTTGGGTAGTTTGACCAATATGATTGGTAAAGGGCACCACGATTGTTGTTTGCGGTGGTGCTAAAGTATAGTTGACCTGCATTATAAATTGATGGTGCAGATGATGCTGAATGGATTACAGCATTTAATAGCTGATTTCCTTTAAGATTAATATTTGTTAAAAACGTTTTTGCCATGTTTTGTTACTCTCCCTTTTGATTATGATAAATACGCATAGCCTGATACAGGTGTATTGAAATCTAATTCAATATTATTTGCATCAATTTGCGTGATATCACATTCTAAATTATTCTGACCATAATCCGTGACTTGCACATTTGGGCGATAATGCAGGTTATGGTTTATATGCCAGGTCGTGCTGTTTGTTTGCTGCTCGTAAATATAAGAAAAATTTGATGGATTTACAAGAACTTGTCCTGCATTCCATGAGTCACCTAGTTTTGTATAAACAGTATTGTTTGACGAATCAATAAAAATATCACTAGGATATCCTATTGTGTTTGATGGTGTAGTTGTTCCAATGTAGATCTGTTGTCCACCAATTGGAAAATTTGGTGTTCCCCAGCCATTTTGGGTTTTTGGCCCATAAAATTGTTTTGAAGCAGAATCAATATAGTAATCACCAACAACTCCTAAAGTTGAGCTTGGTGTACCAACATTACTATAAATAATGCTTCCACGAGGACCTTGGACTCCTGTAGAAGAAATGTTAGCAATGTTATCTTGTTTGATAACTGTTACATTTTCTGCCATTACATAATCACCCCTGGTTCAACTAAAAGCCAACCTTGAAGAATTGTTTGAGCAATTCCACCACTGCTGGTAAGTTGTATTTGATAAGCACTTCTTGGAAGAACAAAGTTTTTTGTCATTGAAGGTGGTAGATTAATTTGAATGATACCTGATTGAAGATTTGGAATTGTAATTCCACTTCCAATTATTCCCGTTGCACAAACAATTTTACCGCCTGGCTTATCTCTTACTTCAATAGTTGCGGTATATCCAGTTAAATCAATAGGAATATTATTTGAGTCTGTATAGGTAATACTCAAAGTGAATGAATCACCCTGAATAACATTATAGTTGACTTCTTTTTGATTCACGGACACACCTCTATATTAAAGTATTTCAGTATTGATTATAGCATTTTAATTTGTTAATTCATAGAAAAACCCCTGCCACGTATTCGCCGTAGAAACAGGGGTTCTTAAATTAAATTATATCAGTTTTGACCAATATCAACAATTTCACATTCTCCAGATACGCAAGCTAATGCTTGTGTCCCTGTAGTACTATCTTCAAGTTCATACATTGACAAAGCAGCCCAATTAATTGATTTTGGCATCTTTGCAACCATTTCTTCATATGCAGCCTTATTAACTTCTTGATAAGGAGCTTGTACATAAGTATGTTCTGAATATGGCAAAAATGAAATTCCTGAGCATTCATCAAAATGCTTGTACACCCAAGCACCTACTTCCATCCACTCATCTTCTTTTACAGAAATTGTTACAGATGGCTTATGTTCGCACCAATGGCGTTGGTAAACAAGCCAAATTTCAAGTTGTTCTAATGCTGAAACTTTATCTCTTGTAATAGCATTTTTTGGTGCTTTTACTGGAAATGAAAATACAGTAGTAGCGTCTGGTTTCATTACATCATCTTCTGCAGGAATACCTGAATCTTGTAAGAACTGGGTGATAGGATCTTTCTTGTCACCACGAACTGTGCGAATATAATACTCTGAATGCCATGCATGCATTCCTGAAGACACCCCGACCAATTGAGATACTGTGCCCGAAGGCTTAACGCAAGTAATTGCTGCTGAGGCGGGAATCCCAATTTTCTCTGCCTCTTCAATATTTGTTGTAACTGCATATTCACGAAGTCTGCTTAAAACATCTCCGAGTTTATCTAATCCTTCTTGTCCAGAAAAGAACTTATGTCCAAACTGTCCAGTAAGAGAAACTCCTAATAAACGCTCTTCTTCTGTATTGTCTTTCCAAATTTTACGAATGTACTTAAAGTCTGTAAGAGTTGATTGCCATGTCCCAAGAATTGTTGCAAGACGGACTTTATTAGCAACATCTTCAACTGTATCTTTTTCACGAAGTACGACTTCTGAAAGATTACAAAACTGGTAAGGACGTAAAATAATTTCTGAGCAAGGGTTAGTTCCATAGTGAATATCTGCACTACGTCTTCCGTACTTTGCTGCTTGAGCTTGGGCTGCTGCCACATTGTAGATACCTCTTTCGCCCGACTTTGAATCATATAAAGACTTCCATTCTGAAATAAATTGTGCCATCTCTGGTTTGCGAGAATAAGCAACAGAGTTATTTGATAAAGCACGTTGGGCATTTGATTCCCACCAGTTACCAGCTTTTGCTGCTGCCATTTCAATATCATTAATATTAGAAAGAGAAATTAATGCTGAACGACGAACTCCTCCAACAACTACAACTTCTCCAATTTTACACATTATGTCATGAGCTTCAATTGGCTTAAGTTGACGACCAAGTGCTCCTTTAAAAACTTTAATTGTAAAATCAAAAAGATTAACTAATGGTTGTGGTCCTGAAGATCTTCCTCCCATTGTCTTTAAGCGAGCACCTGAAGGACGAACTTTACTTATATCAACTTGAGGAATATGTCCTGCCCATAAAAGTCCAAGGAGTTCACGATAAGCTTTAGCCCAACCTTCTTTTGAATCACTAACAATAATTGTTGTGTTTGATTTGTCTAATGTTTCTGGAAGAACGGGGAGTTTATTAACATATTTATATTCAACAGAAAAACCAACACCAGTGCCACACATAAGAATATACATTGCTTCATCAAATGATCTAGGATTATCAACTGGAATAAATGAACAATTATATCCAGCAACATTTTCTCTTTCTAGTGCTGGACCAGCAGTCATAATAGAACGCATAGATGGCATTACATTACGATTAAATACTGCATCACGTAACTCTGCAACAATCTTTGGGTCAGGAGAATAATTATTATTTTCTTTTAACTTTGAGACCATAAAGTTAAAGTAACGATCTACTGTTTCACCCCATGTCTCACGACGATTTTCGTGTTCTAACCATCTTGCATATCGAGATAAAGCAATAAAATTTTCATATGGATTTTCGATAGTATTAGACATTGGTTCTCCTAGTTAGATTGAATTTAGAACTTAATTGTAGCACATTTTTTTAATTGAAATATTGCTTTTCAATTTCTTGAAGCCTTTTAATAGCTGGCTTAGAAACTTTTTCCCAGTTGTAATCTTTATGAATTAAAAATGCATTTTTATAAGTTTGTTCTGCATATTTTTCATAATTTTTTACAACATCTTTCATGTAAAATTTTAAATCATCATATTTTGGTTTTAACATAGAGCCAGGGTGAGTTTGTTGCCAAGGAGATGGGTGCCAATCTGAATCTAATGGCATAATGATAAATCTTTTATATGTTGCCCAGCCTTCGGTGCAGATAGTTGGCATTCCTGAAGCCATTGATTGTAAAGGGTTAAAACCAAAACCTTCTCCCCAAGATGGATAAACAAATACATCACATAAATCGTATAGACCTTTCATTTGTTCTACCGATAAAAATGATTCAATAATTTTAATATTTTTATAAAATGCATTTGGTGAACCAATTACTGCTTTTGTAACTGGGTCAAAAATTTTTGTTGTATTTAAATTGCTGCATTTTAAAACAAGCTCGTAATTTGGATCATCGCCATATAGTTCAATAAAAGCGTTGACTACTGATTGAGCATCTTTTCGAACTGCTGGCTCACCAATATGTAAAAATCTAAAAGGGCGGGAAGGATCTAAAACTCTTTTCTTAGGAATCCATTCATCTTCAATACCATGCTCATATACAAATACAGGAGTTGTAGTTTTAGATCTATATATTTGAGCTACCCATTCAGATGTTGCCCAAATTTCATTACACACTTTATTAAAAATATGATCCCAGCCAACATAAAGATCTGTTGATTCCCATGGGGTGTATCCGATTTTAAATTGATTTAATCCAAATTTATAATCTTGTGGTTGAGAAAATGCTATACCAATATTTGGTTTTGCAGAATTAATTAAACATTCAATTCCATTTTTAGTAAATTCATTATATACGTGAAATGATGCTTCACCATAGCCTACATTGCGATCCATATACTCTGGAGCACCAGTAAAAGATACTTTCATTGATTTCCTGACTTGTTTTTCCCAGTATATCATGATACGATAGATTTTACTACTCTTTCCTCAAGGAGGTTCAAAATGAACAATGAGAACAAAACAAGGATAAGAACAGCATGGGTAATGATTGGTGTGAGTATTATCACAATGATTTTTGGCATCAATCCCGCACATGCAGCACAAATGCAAGAAGCAATAGTGTATAATAAAAATATATTATATATTAATAAATATACTAATTTAGTTAATATTAAAAATATTATTAATATAGATATATTAAATAATAATAAAGAAAAAAACAGTAACACAGATTATTTAATTAATGATCTGTCTTCTGGAAAAACTTTTTTAATGCCCGCTTATAGCATCAAGCTAAATTTAAATCAAAGAGTAGATCAGCGAGTAATAATTTCAAGACTAGCAAATGCAATCAAGTCAGTGGAAACTGGCGGGGTTAACGCATATTATCGCAAGTCTTATTCCAGTAGTGCATGTGGTGCCTATCAGTACATGCAAGATACGTGGAACAACTTTATGGGATATAAGAGTGCATGCGATGCACCAGAATGGGTACAGGATCAACGTATGATTGCCGAACTAAAATCGTCATATAAAACTTACGGTTCTTGGCCCGCTGCCGTCGCAGCCCATCTTTGCCCATCAAGGGCGGGCAATGTAAAGACTTGGTTCAAACCAGTACCAGGCAATCCTACTGTCTTCCAATACGTCTCAAGTATTTTTCAACAGGCAAATATCGCATTCTGATGAAGATACAAGTCTTTTCTCAGTATTACAATTTGGCTAGGGCAGGCAAAGTTAAACCTTTGTACTGCCCTAATCATCAAAGTGAGTATGCTCACAACGATGGGTACCTTTATTGGCTAGTTCACAAAATGGTAAGTGAAGATATCGTGTTATACTGTACAGCATGTGGGTATGAACAAAAAGCAGGCCTACAACTTTACGAAAACATTTTAAAGGAGATAGTCAATGTCACATGAACCAGTTGTTGGAGATTACTTTGTAGTACATACTACAGGTTGGGCAGCAAAGTTAATTCAATTAGGTACATGGTCTAAATGGAATCATGCTGGAATCTATATTGGCGATGGCAAAATTATTGAGGCCCGTCCGACGGGAGTTTCAATTCAAAATCTTTCAAAGTATGATGGCAAGCCACTTATGTGGAGCGATGAACCATCTTTAACAGAAGATCAAAGACATAATATTGTAGAATTTGCAAAACATTTTGAACATTTTAAATATGGCGTTTGGTCAATTATTGCTCTTGGCTTTAAGTGCCTTGGAATTAGCTTATTTCCTGCTGTAAAGAGAGCTGAAGCTGAGAATAGCGTTATCTGCTCACAACTAGTAGCCTGGACCTATTCGCACGTAGGAATTAAGCTTTCAGTTAAACAACATGCTTTAGTAACACCTAAAGATTTGGCCGAACGATTGAGCCGAAAGTAGGATCTCATGGATTTTCTACCTATAGTTGAAGGTAGGTCCTGCGGGGACTGTACAAAATGCTGTGAAGGGCATTTGAGGGCTGATATCAACCTAAAAGATGGAACCCCTACAGTCTGGATGGGTATAGATGAGGTTGGTCGTAAACCTTGTGCATTTGTAAAAGTTGGAGAAGGATGCACAGTATATGAAAAGCGTCCTGATAGCCCTTGTGCAATATTTAGATGCGACTGGTTAACAAATCCCGATATGCCTGAATCATTTAAACCGTCAAGAAGTAATTCTATATTTACTACTCGGTCAGTACGTGGAGTTCAATACACAAAATTGATTGAGGCGGGACGGAAACTGGATTCAGAAGTACTATCTTGGGCATTTGAGTATTATATGGGCAATGCACTCAATTTTTCTTGGAATGTGCTCGAAAATATTTTTTGGCTCGGATCAGAAGAATTTAATAATATGATGGAAGAAGATTATCCTTTGCTGGCTAATCCTGGACATGGCAAAGATTCGCATTGAAAGAGCTTATATCGAGCCTCATGACAAGTATGAAGATAATTTTGCCATTACTTTAGAGATAAAAGATGGAAAAGATTTAATTTTGGTGGGGAAGATAGATTTGGATAATCCCAAGCCTTGGCTATATACTATGAATAACGAAGATAATGATCTAGTGATCAATAATTCGGCGGGAATGGAAGCCAACAAATGGGATTATATAACCAAGGAGATATTAGGTGGGTAATTTGGGGGAAGAGATTATAAACCAGGAAGCCTTTGATATATTAGTTAATATGAGAGAGCTATTAGGGGCTATATTTATTCAAAGCCAGAGGAATTATGATATGTTGTCCATTATTGCTGATAAGCTAGGTGCTGATGCTACTGCTTTGACTAAATTGCACGAATCTGGACAGATTCTAGCTCCCGCCCCATCTTTTGTATTTGAAGAAGATGAAGAAAATGCCTAAAAGATATTTTTTAAAACACGCTAAGCAGATACACTATCGTGATCTGCCTCGTTTTCAGAAGATCTCATCTTTTGAACGCATGATAAACAAAATCGCAAAGTTTTTCCATCTTTAATACTTAAAAATCTAGCTTTAAAATAACCACATCTGTTACAATTATTTGTTTCTTGAGATAAAGTCATTTAAGATAGCCTCCGTTGCTGTTAATCCAAATCTTGTAGCTCCTGCATCATATAATTCTAGTAAATAATCTAAACTTCTGATCTTCCCCGCAGCTTTTACCTCTACTTTTTCAGATACCGACTCTTTCATGAGCTTAATATGCTCAACTTTAGCACCTTCAGGAGCATATCCTGTTGAAGTTTTCACAAAATTAGCTCCAGCTTGCTCAGATAACCAGCATCCTTGCTCAATTTCTTCATCTGTAAGGTATGCAGTCTCTAAAATTACCTTTAAAGGTCTCATTTCTACTGCTTGCTTTACAGTTTCAATGTCTTTTACCACCACATCATACTGTTTTGACTTCAATGCAGCGATATTTAAGACCATATCAAACTCATCTGCTCCATGCATTACCGCAATTTTAGCTTCTAACATCTTTACTTCATGAGTATTATAGCCAAAAGGAAATCCAATGACTGTTCCAATTTGTAAACTACTCGATTGACTGAGATTTTTTGCAAATTGTACATGTGTTGGTCTTACCATTGCTAATTTTACACCATATCTTAAGGCCAAATTAATGCCTTCTGCAATTTCATACTCAGTTAAAGTAGGTTGTAGCAATGAATGGTCAATCATATTTGCTAATTGTGTGTAATTCAATTAATATCTTTCTAATGTAGTAGGATTTAAGTTCTTAATTTGGTCATTTGACCAACCAGTATAAATCATACCAGCTCGGGGAGCTTCTAATGTAATAACTCCATGTTTCCATCCTTCAGGAATATAGATTACATCTCCTGGTTCCATAATATACTTAACTTCCTTGCCATTTTCTATAACTGTCCATAATGCTTTTCCTATGCAATTCCAGTGAATTTGCTTACCAGGATCAACATGCATAAAAAGTCCCGACCCATGCTCTGTTGTTTGAGAATAGATCATTACTGGTTCGTTCCAAAGATAGAGTCCAAAAGCTTTGAGCATTGCATCCTCAAATTCTTTAAACCCATTAAAGGCATAAAGCATAGGAAGCTTTTCTCCAGTGTAGTAAATTGTCAAAAATTCATTTTCTTTTCTAAGCTTACTTTTTGGTACCATCTGACTGCTTTTTACAAAAGTTTCAAAATTAGGCACAACAGGAAAAGCGTTCTTAAAATGAACAACTTTGTCGTCTTCTAATCTTGCTTGTTTCATTCTTTCTATAAAACTCATATGCTATATTGTAGCACATTTCCACCAATTTTTTACAATGTAACGTGTATCACACTAAATTAGATTTGATCAAAATGTTAATGGATTTTTAAAATGCATGATTCACTTTTAAAAACAAAAAATCAAATTTGAATAGTGCGCCCGAAATGTCCAAATTGCCCTGGTATGTACCCTAAAGATGTGGTCTATCTCACAAAGTTTTTTTAAAAGATGTCCGATTTGTACGCATTTTGGAGTTGAAAATGTCAGTGGTGTGTGTTATAGTTACACTATAAGAAATTAACAAAGGTTGTTAGTTTAACTTAAAGAAAGGAAGTCAAAATGACTTCACTAAATAACTACTATAATGAAATCCGTATGGATATTGCTAAAGATTTTGGTCTAGAGGCAGGTGGCTATGCTCCCCGCCCTAAGTTAATGCCTATCACTATCGCTCAGCGTATTAACGCTAAGTATCCTAGTGTAGATAATGGCTCTCGTTGGGGTCAGCCTAATCCAAAGGCTATCCTAATCGCTAAGCGTTATCACGCTCTGTTTGTGGCGTAAGTCACAATCACGGCACGGCGTGTCGAGTTGATTTTGTCAGCCCTATCTGATAGACTTCCAGTCATACAAATTAAATAAAGAAAAATCCTAGTTGAGCCTCTGAGCCTTAGCAAATAATCCGAAAGGTGAGCCTAAGCAAATAAGAGCAAATAACACTAGGCAAGGAAAGATAGATAAAAGGTTTATCTATAAAAAAAGAAAGGTGACTAATATGTCATACTCATTCGATAATAATAATAAAGACCGTTGGTCAGAACTAGCAGACAATTATCAATCAATGCTAGATGAACTAGCAGAATCAGAATCAGAATCTGTATTTATCCCCGTACCTGCGTTTGATGTAGACGAGGTGCTCTAATGACTATAAATAGTTTAACTCTCATTTCACTATTGCTAGTGTCGTACCTATCTGCTAAACTACTAACCGATAAAGAATGGGGAAAGAATAAAAATGAAAACTAAGATTATCGTACTAGGATTAGCACTCGCTCTAATTCCCGCCGTTGCTAACGCTCGTGGCACAAGCCATCATTCTTATAGCCTGTCTAGTGTAGGTCGCTACACTTATCACTATCACAAGCCTAGCCATATCTATTGCCCATATCAAGGCTGTAAAAAATCGTTCTCTAGTTTCACTAGCACTAGTGGCGGAAACTAATGTCAGTGGTCTATGGTAGACTACTATTAACAACAACAAGAAAAGGAAAATAAATAAATGACAATCGAAAATCGTACTTACCAAATCGGTGACCTATTCACCACACAACGCTCAAAGGTAACAGGAACAATTAAGGAAATTGTAAATGTAAAGCCTAACCAATCTCGTGTGAAGTTGGAAGTTGACGGCAAAGACCGCTGGACAACTGTCACAATCAAGTAAAGTTTAGCAAATCGCTAAACGACCTGAGCAAGTCGGAAAAAGGCTCAACTAATACCCAACAAAGAAAAGGAAAAAAAGAATGACACTACACGGATACACTTATCAAATCGGAGATTTATTCACCACATCAAAGACAGGCGTAACTGGACGAATTAACTCGTTCTCTCCTGTATCAAATAAAGTAACTCGTGTTGGTCTAACTTTAGCAAATGGCTCAAAGCGTATTGCTATGGTAAAGACAACGAAGTAAAAATAAAATAAGTTTAGGCGGGACTGCACACTAATAACGACACTCCCGCCTAATTCACAAAACACGAAAGGAAAACTAATTATGTCAATGTCACGCAAGGACTATGTTTCAACCGCTGAAATTATTAATTCTTATGCTTCAGAAATTAAACTCGAAGTGCTAGAAGATCTAGTAAATGATTTCATCGAAATGTTCGCATCAGATAACGAGCGATTCAATAGCGATAGATTTTGGGACGAGTGTTTTAAAAACACAAATCACTAAATAAAAATAAAAGCTTAGGCGTAGCAAAATTGCTACGCCTAATTTTATTAAAAAATAAAAAAAAATAACGGCGTGTCGGCTTGACAAAGCCGAGCCGAGGGGCTGGCCCAAAAAATCGGACATTTACGGCATTTAAGACATTCGATATACACAGATTTATCCACAAGCTGTGGATTATTGTTCATCTTAAATTAACCTAAAACTTACGGCGTGTCGCTTGATTTTTTCGATTTTATCTGATAAACTTCCAGTTATAAAATTAAATAAAGATATAAAAAATGTGATGTACTTCACAAAGTACACGCTCCAAATATTGAGACTACTCCCCAGTATACTCGATAGTAGCGAAAAAGTATGTTAAACTAGCGATAGTTAAACAGTTAAAAAAGAAAGGTGGTCATAAAATGGCTACACTAGAAGTAAAAGTAAATGATAGTTTTGTTCCGCTTGAGTATGCTCCAAGCGATGTAAAGATTTCTCTTGAGTGGGCGTTAATGAATAATGCTCCAATGGTAGTAAAATCCACTACCCCCGCCGTTGTTCGTGTTTGCAAAGTTTGCGAATATGCACACGAAGGTTTGTATTGCACAAATTGTTTCACGGGTGAGCGTGTAAATTGCTCCCCTGCTGGCAAGTTTAATAAATGGTCAAAAGTGATGCGAATCACACCAACTACTTGCAACAAATCTCGGCGTGTCGCCTAGATAATGTCAGTATAATCTGATATAATTCCAACTATCAACAAAAAGAAAGGTGGCAACTTAATGCTAATCTCAGAAGCCTTAGAAGGCAAATATGTAAAGTCCTCAAAAGGACAAGGCATAATCCAATATGCAGATTTCCGAAAGGATATGCACCACTCTACCCCTGAGGGTTATCTTGCTTATGCTTGCAAGGTTCGCCCTACTTATAACCCTGAAGTGCATAAGTTTATTCCAGAAGATTTCTGGACAACAATTTATGTCGGATTGGATAGTGAATTACTATGACAATTAAAATTGGTGGGCTAGGGCAGACAATTTCTGCCTATTGCCCAGTATGCTCTCAAAAGATGACCCATATGTGTATCGCTACACTTGGAACGGGTAAAACAATTCGCTATGAGTGGCAATGCCAGCCTTGCGAATTATCTCTAAAGTCTGACTCAACAGGCTATGCTCATCTACTCACAGAAATGGCTTACTATGTCTGATAAAATTTTCATATGTGATGAATGTGATACCCTTGCCACAATGTCAGTGCAAGGTGATACAATAACTATAAATAAATGTAAGTGCTTAACTTTAGAATGGAGCAACTAATGTACAAAATTACAACAACCTATGACGGAAATCCCGTCCCACACTCTATTCACTCTTATGCTGATGCACTTGATGCGTTTGACTCGTTTGGTCGTTGCACCGATTGGGGATTTGCAGATGAATATGCAACCTACAATTTAACTTTACCTGATGGAAAAATGTACACAAAGATTTTTTATCGTAGCGGAAAAGTTGGTGGAAAGTAATGGCAACAACAATTCACCTTGGCGGAATAGAATCAGAATGTGAGAAGTGTCGTGAAATTGCGGGAGAAAATAATGAATAAAGTAAATCGTGTTCAAGAGTTGCGGAGATCAAATGCTGCAACTCCAATTCGTAACAAGAAAAAATATACACGTAAAAATAAATATAAAAATAAATTTGAATAAATATTTATAACATTGCATAGCTATGCGACACGCCCGAGTGCGGCTGGCCCCTGTCAACTCGACACGCCGATTACGGGGTGTGATTTTAATCTCCCAAATACTGGCGGGTACAACTAGATAATGTCAGTGGGTTCTGCTATACTTCCGATATCAAGAAAAGAAAGGGGCATTAAATGTCTACTGTTGCCACATATTGCAAAGATTGCAATAAGCGTTTATCTGATATTTCAGTATATGACGCTCCCTATACTTCCGATTCTACTTGCTGGGAGTGTATCTTCAAGTCCTGCGATAACTGCTATGGTCAAGGAATTACTGGATGGGTATCTCCAGATGGTGATTTTGATTTTGATTATTGCGAGTGCAACCCACTTTGCCTAACACTAGAAGAGGTCAAATAATGACTAATGAAACTATTTTTGAAGTAGCCTGCCTATACTATGAAGTATGCGGTACAAGCGAAGTATTCTACTCTGAAGAAGAGTATGATATCTATGGCGATGATTATGTCTGCCCTGAGTGCTATTATCAGATGGCGGAAATGGAGTCTGATTCCTTCCCGCTATCTTTAGAATATGATGAGGGGGAATAATGTCTGACAAGTCTGCTCAAGATCTATTTAATGAAATGGATACCCTTTGGGATAATTTCAAGAAAGCCACATGGCAAATGTCAGTGGTGCCTGCTACAATAACATCCTTAACCCAACCAAAGAATGGAAACTAACATGACAACAACCCTAACCCGTGGCGAAGCCAAAGATACAATTGATTTCGCAATTGAACAATTTATCAACGAGATTGAAGTCTCTGATGATATGCTATTAACGATTACCTATGCCGTAAATAATGACTTGCAGATTCGTGATTACTTCCTTGGGCTCCCGTCCGATTATGGTATGCAGGTATGCGTTGATTTTGTCAACTATCTTTCACGAGTAACTAATGCACGAGAAGGATATGCATATGACACAATTTCTGCAATGTATCATATTGAACAAGGCAACACAGACTTGGCTAAGTCTCTGCTAGAAATTGCAGAAAAAAATAATCCTGATTATAATCTCATGAAACTTGCGAAGAGAATTCTTTCAGCAGGTTGGCCAGGTTCCGAATTAACTAGAATGCGTAATGAATTGCATTCTTCAGTTGTGGATACTATCACCGAAGAGCCAAATATTTTAATTGAAGAGGTGGCGTAATGTCAGCACCATATGCAACAATTAACGGCGTTGAGGTTCATGAGGACCTCAACGGCTATGCCGTGGTCATGAAGAATGGCAAGGTAATTAAAAAGTATACCAACTCAAGAGAAGACGCATTAGGCAAAGCAATGCACTATGCACAGGAGATTAAATAAATGGCAAAGCATCCACCAGTCAACAGTGCACAATGGCATTCTGTATTTGCAGATGATCAATGCAAAATTTATCAAGACGGTAACGATGATATTTTTTTCAAGGTCATGATCAAGGGCCAACGTGTTAAATATTTTTATAATGAAACAGCTCATAGCGACGTTGCACGTTACTGCAGCGACGAGCTTGGAATTAGCTATTGGTCCGTATTAAATTAATTTAACTTGGGTGGGGAATAAAATGCAAGCGGTAGCATATGTATTGGTCTATGGATCTGCATTCGCTATCGCATGCATTTTTTATTTTATATTTTCTAAAAAAGATTTTTAAATGCGGTGTGTCGAGTTGACAACCGTTGATTTTTGGGCTGGCCCGTCAAGCCGACACGCCGTTTACGGGGCGTGATTTTAATCACATGGAATGGGCGGGGACAAAACGGACATATCAGACAAATCATTATTTAACTTAGGCTTTACGGGTAGACAGATGTCAGCCTTATCTGCTAGAATAGGCATACATTAACAGAAAGAAGGAAAAAATATGACTAACCCAATGTCACAGGTTCATCGCTCAGAAGTTGAGGATGGTTCTGTATCTCTTGCTGTATCACTTCGCACAAATCCTGCATGGCACTCTTTTGCTAACAAGGTATTTGCTAAGGATGAGCAAGTCACAACCGCACAAATGCTAGATGCTGCTAAACTCTCAAATTGGAATGTTTCTCTTGAGTCTGTTTCAGATTTATTGCCAGACAACTATGATTCTGTTAGCGAGAATTTTTTGGTTGTTCGTGATAACCCTTACACAGCAGGACAAAAAGATGTTCTCTCAGTTGTAGGCTCACGCTATAAGGCTGTTCAGAATGAAGAACTCTTTTCTTTTGCAGATAACCTACATGATGGAAACCCTGATGTAAATTGGGAAAGTGCAGGTTCTCTAAAGAATGGTCGTGTTGTATTTGGCACAATGTCAATTCCCCGCACTATGGTTCTTGACCCTAATGGTGCTAATGACACTACCAATCTTTATCTCGTAGTTTACACTTCACACGATGGTTCAGTTGCGGTTCAATCTGCAATTACCCCTGTTCGTGTTATGTGTCAAAACACTCTTAATTTCGCTATGCGTAAGGCTAAGCAATCTTTCAAGATTCGCCACACTCAGACAGTAGATGGAAAAATTGCTGCTGCTCGTGAGACTCTAGGTCTAACTCTTGCGTACATGGATGAATTCGAAACACAAGCAAAAGAACTTTTCTCTCGTGAAGTGACAAATGCTAAGTTTAGCGAAATCATTAACAAGATGTATCCTAAGCCAGAGGCAGATGTTAAGGGTTCAATCAAGAAGTGGGAAAACAAGGTTGTTCTGCTTGATGACCTTTACCATAACTCTCCTACTAATGCTAATATCAAGGGTACAGCATGGGGCGTTGTAAATGCTCTAACCGAACGCCTTGATTACTATCGCACAGCCCGCAAGGGAAACAGCGATTCGCTAATGGCAGGTGCAAGCGGATTTGACCCTGTTATCACAGCAGAAAAAAATAAAATTGTTAAGCAGGTTCTTGCACTTACCGCTTAATAAATTGTGAGGGGCGAAAGCCCCTCACCTCTCTTGATTCCATAGATCAATTGGTTAGATCGCTACCCTGTCACGGTAGAGGTTGCGGGTTCAAGTCCCGTTGGAATCGCAAAGTTTAAATGGTCATCACGGCGTGTCGAGTTGACAAAACAGCTGGGGCGGGCTGGCCCCATAAAATCCATAATGTCAAGTCTTTACGGATGTGATTATAAACACATTTACGGATGACCGATATGTCCGATTTGTCTGCGTGTCTAAATTGATTACTCATGGGTAACTTGCTATAATACTCACCTATGGAAAATGTAAAAGAAACTTGGTTCAAATGGGATTATGTATGCCCAAATTGCGATGCACATATTGAGATGACTATTAAATCTAATGGTCATCCACATAGCGAGATTTGTTCTAAATGCTATGAGCGTCTAACTCTGATGTCAGTGGTAGATGCTACAATATACCCAACTCAAAAGAAAGAAGAACAAACTATGGAAACAACAATCGCTGAACTTTATAACCCAAATATGTTGGTTACATATAAGAAGATTACTGATGGTAATACTGAATATATTACTGATAAGGTAACTGATATTGAGTGGGCTCTTGCTCAATCCCGCCGTAACTATGAGAGCCTTACAGAGCAACAAAATAATTGGTATCTCAAAGAGTCAAAACTACGCACTTTGCTAAATGATGTATTTCACGATTCAGAAGACCAAGACACACTTGAAAAAATTGCTGATATTTTTGATGTTCCACTAACTAAGGAAATCGAAGTAACCGCTTGGGTCAATGTCAATATGACTATCGAAGTTGATATGCGTGAAGGCGAATATGATGTTGAAGACCTTGTTCGCAATAATCTCACAGTAGATGCCTATGGTGGAGAAATCACAGTTCACGACTTTGATGTAGACCGAGTAGAGGAGCAATACTAATGGCAGTAGCAGTTATTGAAGTCCCGTCCCCTGCTCGTATGGCGAACGGGATTAGCAAATGCCTAACCGCTGGAATTGAATATGAGATGCTGGGTGGGATGCAGGTAGAGATTACTTGTGCTGATGAGATGAAGTTAGCTAGAATAATTACAGCCTTTGGCGGTAAAATCCTAAGTGCTTTTAATCATAAACCAATCACACCAGATGCCCCTAAGCACGAAGTCCAATATGCTAGGACACATAGACCAATTCAGACACGCCGAAAGAATTGACATAAGCACCCCGCTTGTGTTAGAATACAACCTCAACCCCTAACAAAGAAAAGGAAAACCCAACAATGGCAAAAGCAATCTCAGTTAAAGTAGCAACACCAAAGGTAATCGCCGCTTTGGAAACAAAGTTGGAAACAATAAAAACAACTAAGGCAAATGAAAAGCAATTAGAGGCTGCTTTCCAAGAAGAACTAAAGGCTTGGAATAAGGCTTTGTTTGATTATGCTCTATCAAAGTTTGACTCTGCTACAAATATCCGCACCAATTATCGTAGTTGGTCAAACTCTCTTAACATTGACTTTGATGTTGATACACAAGGCAAGGATTTTCCTGCTCAACCTACTCGTCAATTTGAGCAACTTCACGACCACAACTATCGTGAAATTGTTGATGAAATTGAGAACGCAATTCGTATTCTCAAAATGACAGATGAGGAAACAGTTAATGCTTCCACATTTAAGTCAATCGCACAGTATCTCTAATTAGTTAATCACTTGGGAGGGAAGTCTTGACTTCCCTCCCCTTATCTGATAGGATACGCAAATGGCAATCATATTTTTATTAGGCACAATTTTTGTAATCGCAGTAATAGCACTAGGAGGAATACTATAATGGGAGCACGAGTTAATTTTGTTTTCAAGACCGAGGAAGACAAGCCAAAGATTGTTTTGTATAGTCATTGGGGAGAATACTCATGGCGTGAAGATTTGGCTAATGCCTTAGATAAGGCAACACCTAGATTAAAAATGGGTGATAGTTCATATGCTCTCCGTATTATCATTGACCAACTAACAAAAGAAGGTCGGGATGAAGAAACAGGCTTCGGTCTTTATATTGCGGATGAAGACCAAATGTATTGGGATACCACAGTTGAAGTAGACCTTACAACTCAACAGGTAAATGATGAAGGAAACTGGCATTCATTTTCATCATTCATTGAATATCAAGGTGAGGTGTTAGAGTATCATGTTGGGGTATAAATTAGAGGATTTGAATAAGATGATTGATGCTACTTATTTAGCTTTAAATTATCTTCCCCCCGCACAAACAGATCTTGCAGATAATCTAGCCAAAGCAAATGATTTTCTCCAGGGTCTTTGGGCAGAGGGCTACTTTGAGTAGCCTGAGCCTGACCAGTAATTTGGACATTTACGACATTACGGACATTACGGAGGATCGCTTGAACACATTTACGAGGGGCTTGACAAAACCTTTTACGATAGGATAAAATAGGGCTATGAAAGAATACGAGATACTAGCAACCCAATCAATTTACCTATCAAAGAAGGTAATGGCTGAAACAGAGGCAGAAGCAAATGCTATTGCTGCAAACACACCAGTAGATGAGTGGACAACTGATTCTACTGAATTAATTATTGATTTCCTACGCACAGAACCTGTGCAGTTACGACTTGACATCTGATATCTTGATGTAGTAGAATACCCATACTGACCAACTAGTAGAAAGAATGACAAATGCCAAACTGGGTGTATAACGGATTAACCATTGAAGGTAGTCCTGAATCTGTAGATAAACTTGTATCTCAACTTAATCAACCATTTACTGTGATGCACGAAACATGGGATATTTCTACCAATTCTTTTATTAAGAAAAATACTCTTTATTCAAACCCTGTTTTTGCATTTTGGAATATAGTTAAACCAACAGACATGGATGCATATTATGGTCCAAGTCCAAAAGTTGATTTAAATAAGCCTATTAGATTTGATTCAAATCATTGGTACGACTGGAATGTGCGTAACTGGGGAACAAAATGGGATGTAGCCATATCTGTAACTGAAAGCCATCCAGAAACATATATGGAAGGCCCTATTAATAACGGTGATAATAAAGTAGTTTATTATAACTTTAATACTGCTTGGAGTTATCCTGAGCCTGCTATTAAGAATCTTTCTTTACAGTTCTCCGACCTTTTATTTACGTTAGGCTACGAAGAAGAAACAGGCTGGGGTGGCGAAGCAGAATTCCTTAGAGGCGAAATAATTAGTCATAATCAATATGACTACAAATGTAAAGACTGTGAATATGCAACTAGTGATGCATTAGAGTTTTGCGAAGACTGCTCAGATTATCCTTGTCCGCAATGTGGTTGGGCGAGTGCAGTTGACGAATGCCCTGTCCATAGTGTAGAATACGACCAGAAACAAACCCAACTACAGGAGGCAAATAATGTCTGACCAATTAACTTTAGACCCATATCTACAACGTATGGTTGAAGCAGGTATGGACGGTGCGGATATCATGCACGGTCATCTTAAGGTCCTAATGGCACGTGCAGAGAGTGCATTAGCAGACGCCATAGAGGACGAAGAGGCTTCGGGTGAGGCCATGGATAGCATGGAGCGACGGTACTGGGAGGGTGTGGAAGAAGCATACTCAGAACTGTATAAATTAACTTATGCTATTGCATTTGCAAAGGCGGGTAAGTAATGAAGACTTATCGTATCACTTTTATCTGTGATGAAAAATGGTTAGAAGCCATTAATAAATTTACAGATGTAGATGTATATGACAACGAAATATTATACATAGAGCACTTTGAGGAGATCAACTAATGTCATCATCAATGTTTGTACAAACCAATTCATATCTAGATAATCTAAAATGGGAGTTTCCTAATCATGCCCCGTTGGTCCTATTGTACATGTGGGACATCACCCGTGATGTCTTTCAAGATATTGAATTATCTGACGGGGATTCTTCTTGGGGAGAACTTATCCCAGTTCCTGGAACTACTTTAGAGGATGTATGGAATAAGTTTATTAAAGATCCTTGGGGCGGATTTGACGTAGAAGAATATGATGTAGTACAATGGTTGTCCCGTGAAGACTTTATCCAAGACTATGAGGGCGAGGAAGTAGATGAATAAACTAGAAGAGCGTACATATAAAAAGCTTGTAGAAGGCCTTGGACACAACGATGTCTCACCTGCAGCAATGGCAAGACATATGTTAAATGAATCTCGTTATGTTAACGAATCGTTCATCCAATTGTTTACAAACTACATAATCCAAATGGGCACCGCACATACGGTCCCACTATATCTAAAAGAATCACACGATTTGTGCAAGTACATGCTTACCACCCTGCAGGAGTTGGGCCTAATGGGAGAATATGGAAGAATGGAACTTGACACAAACGAATACCTGTCGGTATAATAGGTATTCGAACAAAATCCTAGCGTTCAGGTGTCAGCCAAGTTAGGTATACAAGGGCAGTTCACGAGTCATTCCGTGAACTGCCTTTCTCTTTTCCCAGAGCCAGAGATCTAAAAACCCAGACATTACGAAGGGGCTTAAAATTCACGGGGAGTTTGCTGGTTTAAACTAACACATTAATAAAAATATATCAAAGCCAGTATAAGAAATATACCAGACATTACGAAGGCATATACGGTAACATTTGTCAAGAGATATCTGTGTGATCTTGATCATATATTTATATAAAATGTATAATAAAATAAAAACATTACGATTTCGATCAAAATTCACACGATATTCTATACATTTAGATCAAAATTGTCTAATATTATATCAAAATTGTCAAAAATGTGTGCAAAATCACCCATATTTTTATGTGATATATATCATATCGCACGGATTTGACATTACGAAGGGCATTATGGTATGCTCTATAACTTGATACAATCTATCTATATATACTAACTGAGTTTATTTAACATAATACTGTGTATATTCTCCACTTTGCTCCACAATGCTCCACATATAGCCCATAAAAAGGGCGGAAACGAGCGTTAGCGAGTCTACTTTATATAGCCAGATAGCAACCTATAGCCCTATAGATTAAATTTCTTTCCATATCTATTCTGCTCTAATCTCATCCATGCCTTGACCATATTGTTGATATCATGATCCTTCTGGATAATAGATGCTCCATCTGGAAATGTGATCTTACATGATTCTTGGTCATATTGTTCTATCTTGATATGCTTCTTACCCATTATATTATCCTTATCTATTATAGCTATTATAGGCACGTATTTGGACGAGATCCTTTAGGGATTCCCGCCTAATTTTCTCCTACTTTTCCGCTCATTTTACTTCGTATATTTGACCACAATAATCGCACTTCATTTGCTGTGCAACTAGTGTCCATTTATGCTTACATTCTTCTTTATTCTTCAAAATTCTCCATAGATTCAAATAGGTCTGGTTGATTATCTATATCCAGTGTAGTCTTAATTGATCTTTCTTCTGCTGGAAATACATTATTGGCAATCCCCGCCCATTGTGAAGATTCATATTGAATTGGCATGGCATTGCGAAGGGCAGAATTTTCCGTCTTTAATGCCTTAACCTGAGCTTTTAAGGCCTGATTATCCACATCTAGGATTTCGTTGATCTCCAACTGATAATGTATGGCACTATGCTCTGATTCATAGGCATTTTCATATAAACCTGCCTTATCCTCTGCTTTTCTCGCTAGATCGTTATATTGACTGGCAAGTTCAGATACATTACAATATGCGTTATATGTCTCAATAAAATCTTCTTCTAACTCTTTATAATCTATATTTAATTTGGTAACCTTATCTTCATAATAGTATAATAAACCTATTGTAAATAAGGCTTCAAATCCCATTGTTGTAAGTATTAAGGCTATCACTTTTGCTCTTCCGCTGCCTTATTTTGAGCTTCTACCATTGCTTGCATAGCCTTGACTCTATATGCAAGGTCATTAAACTTCTTAAGTTCCTCAGATCGTTTCTTTCGTGCCACATTCTTCATATGACGCTTATGTCCACGTGCTGAAACTTCCTTATTATTCTTTCTCATTTTTCCCCCTTTTTTGCCTCAATATCTCGTGCGTTTCATAACACTGATTACATGCATAATGCAATATTGCACCATCTGCTACCAACTGCGTTTTACCCTTTTTCTTACAGTAATAACAGGTAGATTGTTTAATCTTATTTATTTCTCTAAAGGCTTCTTTATATATCTCTGACATCTGTTAGCCTTTTTAATTGCTCCCGCAAATTATCATTAATCTGTTTTTCTTGTCTAAGTTCAAATTGCTCCAGCTTTAATCTAAAGAATAAGATTAAACATAATGGAATAAGACAGTAAATCAAACTTGTGCCTGCTTCCACTCATCCGCATCTTTGTATCCTAATAATAATTGATCTTCGTCTAGTTCAAACCTGTAATCTTCTTTTTCTGGCTTGTACTTTGAGATGATGTTTGTAATCTCTTTAAACTGAGATAGATAGGCAAATGCTTTTGCTTCCGCCTCTTCAACTGTACGTGCTTCGCCTTGATCAATATTGCCATTGAACTCTGCCCAGTACAGCCACGCTGTTGAACCCTCTGTAAACTTATCTAAAGAGAATAATGCTACTGCTTCTGTGTTACTTGTCATCTTTGCTATCCGCCTAACTTGCGACTTGCTCATAGTTATATGGTACCATTTTTCCGCCTTTTAGTCTATAGAAATCCATATCTAAGGCTTGTGCTACTATTGCTTCTAACTTTGCCCCTCTTGATTCCCGCCAACCATCCAACAATAAAATGCTATCAGCCATCATAAGCATTTTTAAATCTTCACGCATATACTTGCCCCAAGAATGACCACTGATTTTAGCGTGTTTAACTGCTTCTTCAAGAGTATAACCATCTTGCCATGCTGGGTTCAATGCTACGTAACCCAAGCTTCTTATAAATTCCTCTGCATCAAAGAATGCTTTAAAGTTGTAGTTTGTATGCCCTGTCATTGGACCTGAAATATAGATTTTCACTCTGGGTTGTATCCTGGACCTTTATAGTTTCCAAACAATACATTTACAAAAAAATTAAAATCTTCATCTGTTACAGGTTCATATGTAATGCCTTTTTGCTGATCCAGCAACTCTTGCATCTTTTGCTTATCCTGTTTTTCGCTCAATTTTGTTACCATAACTGCTTTCTTTTTGGTAGGGGTATTCTAGGAAAGTTTATTTTAATAAACTTCATAAACTGAAAGTGCCAACATAGCCACCATTTTTTGTTTTCATCCCACATATAAGTACGATAAAAGCCTATTCGCCTATCTTCTTTTTTACGCCAATCTTTTGCAAAGTTAGCCAAATCTGTGTCACATATCTCGCAGGACATATCACCAATTTTAGAGTCTGCACAATCGCAAAAATCTTCTTTCATAATGTCTTCAAGTGATAAGTTAAATCTTTCAAGTGTTTTAACGTATACAAGCCCCACCAAAAAAGCAATATAACCTAAAACTGTTGCAGATATGATTATAACCAAGAGAATGTAAGCAAAGATCATTTGCGTTTAGATTCCTTTAACTTTTTATTTCTGTTAGACCAAGCAAGCTTTTGTAGTTTTTCAAGCTTTCTATACTCATCTAATGGTGGACATTCATTACACCAGTGAAAACTAGTTGCTTGCCAATGCCCCCGCTTTACCGCACACATTTCATAAGTCATTACTTATGCTCCTTTGATATATGATTATTTAAAGTATGATGTGCAAACCCAGAGCGTACTTCTACCTCCCGTTTGCATTCAGGACATATTACTATCCTAGCCATTTTCTTTTTGCTCCTTTACCCAAGCATCTCCTGCCATCTCTTCATAGCAATCGCCACATATCTTTTGATCACCCAGCATCATATAACGCTTTCTGAGGCTTTTGCAATATGGGCATCTATTATAAGTCCCGCTCATTTTTTAGTCGCTATCGCCCAAATTGCAGTAGCAATCATTGCAATTACTCCAGTTCCCCAAATTCCAAGAACAATTCTATACCACACAATTCCTTGCAGGAACCCTTTATCTCTTGTGTCGTAACCCATTAGTAACCACCTAAACAATTAATAGATTTAGTATGTCTTGTGTATTGCATCAGATATTCTGATTTACTTGGAGCATAAAAGTCTTTACCACAAGCCCCGCAATTACCTGACCATTCTTCTTCAAAGAAGTTATATGTCATGATCTTAATGCGTGGATTTGTAGTTACTGGCGATGTCTTTTTTTGTTTCCGTATTTGTTCTCTACGTCTTGTTTGCATTTGTCTACAATCGCTTTCGTTAGTAGTTCAATACGACGGGAAGATTCAAGAGCACGTATATCATCCCAGTCCATAGGATCTTCTTGTTGGTTCATACTGTATTATATCAATCAGTGTTGTGTTTTGTCAATAGGGTATTCATCATCAAACTCTTTTTCATTTATCATTAATTAATCCATTCATCAAACAATGTATATTCTACATCATCATCTTCTAATTGTAAATATCTAATTTCATCAATAAAATTATATTTTAAAGCAGCTTTTAACATTTTGTCTGACGAGCTACCTTCAACTGGATAAGATGAAAAATAAACAATGTAATATGCGTTAGCGTTTACTTTTTTTAATAATGCTCCATTAGCAATTGCTTTTTTAACATTATCTGTTCTCTTAGCCCCTGGACGCTTTTTATCGCCTTCTGCCCCGCCTTTTGCTTCAATATAATGGCCATAGTCGCCAAAAAAATCAACTTGAATGCCAATTTCAGGAATATCAAAATTCTTTTTTAAATCAATATATTCACGATTAATTAAATCTTTATATACTAAGTCTTCAAACTTATCGCCAGATCTTTTAGATTCGGCTTGAAAGTCAATCATTCTTCTCCCAGTAAGGTATCCCGTTTTCATCATAATCAGAACCAAGTTTATCAAACAATTCTGCATTTTCGTACATTACTTTTTGTATACTAGCTTTCATTAAATCCATTTTTTTAATATGCCAATTATCCTCAACTGGAGGCTTAGGGTATATTTTTGGGTTGATTTCATATAGTAACTGCCATAGTACTAAACAATCGTCGTGCTTCCACCATAAGTCGCAGGTGTAATCTTTAATCTGTGGACACAACAAATATCTGTCCAAAATTAACTGAACAATATCTTCTTGATCTTTCATTAGGCTATCCTATCAGATAGGTGACAATTTTGTCAATTATTTCTTATGTTTATTAGCATTATGACATTTAAAAGATAAAGCCATAATAACAAGCATACTAAAATACATTAATAAGCATTGCATTAGATTTCCCCCTCATCTTCTTCTTTGAGGACTCTAATGTCTTCTCGAAGATCCCTTACGGCTTCTAGAATTTCTTCCGTCATCCAGTTGGTCTCTTTTGTATTGCTTAATGTTTTTCTAGATATTTTCTTTTCTGCTTCGCCTTCACGATTACTTGAAGACAAAATAAGTGCTGACAATATAATAGCTTCTAAACTTAAAATCATAGTTAAAAGCCCATATGGAAAGGGTTCTACTTTAAACCCTATCCAACAACCCCACCAAACAGCGTGAATAATAAGAAACCAAGGGCTTGCGGACGTTTCTGCTGTCCAGTCTGCCAGTTCCTCTATTCTTTTTTCAAATATTCTAAAAGAGTGCTTGATTTTTTTCATGATATAGCAATTATATCATGTTTAGTTAATTAATTATAATTCTTTTTGTTCCAAAAACTTTTTTTATAATTATCTTCAGTTAATTTTGTTGCTTCATACCCCGATGAATCGTACTGACTATATTCTCTTGTAACAGATTTCCAATCTTTTCTTTTAAACGGAATGATTTGTATAAGAGGTGTACCAATTTCAAGCTTACCAGTAAATCCTTTTTTCATTAAAAATGGAAAATTGATTGGCATAGGATGAGTATCAGTATCAACAACTCCCGACATAGTTGTAAATGGCAAATCAAATCTATTTAATGGATGTGTAAATAAACAAGACCACCCAGGAGCTGTACGAATTATATTTAAATTACGCCATTTATAAGCCATTGGAACATACTCTGGTCCTGCTGCAAATCCTTGAACTTGTCTACCATCATGACCTTGGATCATATCAATATCTGAGTTATGGCCAAATGTAAAGGTTTCTTCATCATAAGCTAATTCAATAGGAAGAGAGTAAATATAACCAACACTCAATGCATCTAAAACTGGAATACACTTTTTAATTGTACCCATCGGCACTGAATTTAATTTAGGGCTTTTTTGTTTTTCTTCTTGAGTCACATCCACATTTCTAGCAATATTTTTATACCACTCGGGAATACTTTTTACTGCTGGTTTTGGTTGAGAA